CGCACGAACTCCTAGAAGGTCCTCAGTTGGGTACAACTCCGGCAGACGCCGGGACCCGCTAAAGGATCGAGAGATCACTCCTGACAATAGTCAGAATAACGCGTCTAAATAAATAGACGTATTCTACAGGCGTCACCTGTAGTTCATAATATAACCGTCTAGGTTATATGGAAGACTAGGGTTGCCAGCGTGCGTACACTCTAGCAAAAGTAGAGGCGCCGACTCTAAGTTCAGCGTCTCTAATAATACTCTCTATGTGAGTGTCATTAAAGTCAGCGAATTCGCTGACCATACGTGACACTCCGTCAGAGTATTCTTCATAAGGGAGAAGCTCCCTTATTTCCGTCGACTCAACGGCAAGCCTGCCGCGTCCTCGATGTAAGATGGCCGGGTTTTCCGGGTCATGATAAGGGCAACGAAGAGATTCGTCACCCTCATAACGGCAACCGGTAAGGCTCCTAGAGCCTTTAACCATTTTGCCTTTACACTTACTGTGGTCGTAAGTGACACCATCGCGAACAACCTTATTCGCGATACTATAGTCTCCGACGGGTACCCCTCGGATTCTTTCGAATGCGGTGTCTAAAGACCCCGTATCGAACACCATATTCGCCTCCGTAGGAGGAGTAATACGGTGTTTACAGCACGGACGGAACCAACGCCCAGTCTGTGCTCTTGTCAGAATCCAATATTTTGGATTCATAACAAACGTCCGATATCTAGTCCCGAACTTGATAATGCGTCTTACCGCATATTCTCGTGCGAGACGGATATCAGCCGTCACAAGCCAAATCACAGTTTGGTCTTCTTTGAGGTCATACGTAAGTATGAGCTCATCGTCCGAGACGGAATCTCTCGGAATATCAGGGATGTGAGTACCATCCTTAATAGCTTCCTGACACTTCAGGAACCAATTAAAAAGCCGCTCAGCAGCAGCTTTATTCGCAGGGGTTGGTTTTGAATCAATCCCTGAAGAAAGATCACCAAGAGAGAAGTTAACCCTCATGGTGTTCATGGCTGAAAGATACTTTTCAGCCTCATCTCTGAGATACCATGTCTCAGATCTTAAACCCTTGAATCTCCAAGGGGAAGTTTCCCAGAGAGAGTAGAATCTCCGGAAAATTAAATCTTCGACGAAATCTCCGTCGAATGGAATGCTCTCGATATCGAAAGGGACTATGTCCGTTTCGAGACCGAGAACTTTTGCTTCCATGAAAAGCATAGAAGCGATTTTCCCGATAATTTGAGATCGGGACATTAGGAAGTCTTTAAGACGTCCAAGTATACCAGGGAGAACCTCCTGATACTTAGGAATCTCGAGAACAGGTTCGAGATTCTTAGGAACGAGTCTATCAGGAACCATGATCCTCCACGCTTCCTCTCCAGGAAAGTGGCGGTTCATGTTCTGAGCAAAACTCGAAAGACTACTTGGTTTAAAACCAAGTATATTACAATCTGATTGAATTACAGATTGTTCAATAAGCCAATTGTATTTGTGGATATACTGTCCACCACGTTGGCCTTTACACCATCGCACAAAATTGCGAGGGTTATTGAAGGGAATTCGTTTCCCTTCACCAGTGACTTCGGAAGGGAAATAAACAAACCCTTTATAATTCCGAAGATCTAAAGCCACATCTTGTAAAATAGATGCGACAGAGAAAAGGATTCTATGAGAACCCTTTTGACAGTAGGACATATCACGTCCTAACTGAGTAATACGCCCAGTAGGAGTATAGGAAAAATCGTCGCGATTCTTCCTAACATCCAAAAGTAGGCGCCCTTTTACCATATCTGCGTATGGTATTCGGCTTCTATCTTTAGAAGCTATAGCAGAAGAAACAGTGTTTCTTCGAGATTGAGGAACGAAAATACATTCCTCGGTAAAGTACAATAATTTTGTACTTAAAAACGTATCATCAGCGCTGATACGCATTCCGAACTCTACGAGTACGGAAAGTAAACAAACGTCACTATAAGATTCTAGGTCGTTCGGGTCCGAGGACTGGTCCAACCTTGAATCAAGTAGAAGCTTGTTTTTCGCGACGACTCCATAGTCGTCACCGACAATGACTCCATAAAACCTTGGATCCCGCATGCGACATAGATATGAAGCAGCGAGACCCACACAGGTAAGTAGAGTCTTTGTAACGGGATCGCCCATAAGGCAACCCCTGGAAGTAACGGCAACTTCTTTACCGTTATAATATAAGTACCGTGGATGCACGATACAGTCAATAACTGCTTTGCCATACCATTCCGGTATGTCAAGCCAGTCATTTAGTGTCTCAAGCAAAGCTTGAGCAGTATTCCACGAAAAATAATCCGTGGAGGTTTCAAGGTCAGTTGAGAGGGCCCATGTAGGCCCGTCCTCAAATAACCAATCCTGGTTAAGTGCCGAAGCATATAACCAACCGTGCCGCGATTTCGTGACACCAGATTCACTCTCGGGAATAGACCCGAGGAGAATTAAAGTCAGGTGAGAATACACCTGAAGGAACTGCGAGTGGAAGAAACTACTCGAAGTGACGGACCTAGCTTTACAGCCAGGTTCAGCTATAATGGTAATATTTACCTTATAGAAATCTTCATACCCGTCGAGGTATTTAGAAATACTTTCATGGAAGATTTTGTCTCCCATGGTTTGACAGTCAACATCTGAAAGTTGACCGGTTTGTAAATCGTAAGATTTACGGGTTCGTTCCTCACTAATATAAGGAACGTTAGTATCGGGGTCCGAAAGGACCTCGAAAGTTCTATCTTTAAGAAAAGATAGGAGAAGGGAGGCAAACTTTGCTTTACCTCCATGAAACCTGCTATTTTCAAAGCAGGCAGAAGCGGAGACGTTAACACGTGCTCCATTAACAGATCGGGAAACATCCGATCGAGTTACATTCTCATCGAGAGCGGCCCTAAGATAACTCGAAGGGTCCCTTCTCAATGGGATATCTGGTTGCGTTAAAGTCGCAATCAATTTATCTTTGGATTTCCCAAAGAGAGAAGCAGGCGCAATACCTGAGTTACGGGTCTGACAAAAATTCAGAATCCGAGTAATACCAATTTTAGACTTGGTATCTTTCTTAAGCATAAGAATGTATTTCTTTAGCTTATTAAGCTCCATAGGAATTGGAGATATCTTCCCTGTAGAGAGTAAACTCTTACGGAGAAGTTTTTTGTAATTCCGAAGAATTACACCAAAATCAGGTCTAAAAAGACACTGAGTTAGGATCGACTTAATAATCGACCACATAGAGTCCCAGTCAGTATCATCAACTGGAACAGAAACGTATAGTGAAAACACTATACCATCAGCAGTTGCGCAAGCCTCTTGAAGGTAACGCAACCCTTTATCGTCTCCACAAAGATTGAAGACGCGCTTTTTGGCACCCCTTGATAACAACGGGTACCAACGACTGCAGTATTTAATTACTGCATAACGCACCCATGGATTCATGGATGACAAGTAACCCCCAGAGACCTGGAGGTCGAAAATACTAGGAAAAATCCTAGAAGGGAATCTTGCTCGCGCAAGATTGACGGCTTGCCACCAAGCCATATTAACACTCTGGAATTCCCGCCGTGGGATCAGAGTGGAAGCGGACCATTGAAGGTCCGGGATAAGCTGTTCAACCAGACGGTTGACAGCATAACGAACCAAACGTTTGGGCAGACGTCCAAACAAGGAAACGTGGTCCCATACCACGTCTAGTTCATCGAGATCGCTACCAAGACTGGCAGCCTCGTGAATTGACGGCAAAGCCGCCAAGAAATTCGTCTCATCTTTCGATAAGACGGGGATATCGCGGGAGGAATCAACATCCTCCCACGAATGAACGTCGCCAGCGACGTTTGAGTCTTCCACATACCCCAGACGGCGAACCGTCTGTGTGGTTGGGATGGAAGAAGTTCGGATGAAC